TCTGCATCAAACGAACCACCTCTTTTAGCGTCTATATCTTTATTAAATGTATTTATATGTTGTTGAACTAATTTTACATGAGAATATAAATCTCCCCATTCATTTAATTGTTCTTTTGATTCACTCTGAAATTTTCTCCACTTTTGCCAAAATTCTCTATCATTTTTCATTTAAATTCCCCTGATAATGTTGTTGATAATCATTTCAGCTTTACACCACTTACCACACTCCTCTGGAGTTCTAATTTCATTTAATTCTTTATTAACACTCTCTCTCATTGGATACATAAATGCACCTTGTGTAGATGGATTTGATACAAAATCAAATGCTATAAGTTCAAAATCAGGTTGAACTTCTTGTGCAGGAACTTCACCATTTCCACCATCATCTTCTGATACAGTTTCTACTGATCCAAGACCTCTTGAAGATATACCTAATTTAATACCAGATTTAAATAACTCTGTTAATATATTTCCTGCAGGAGTCCTTAAAACCTCTACTGTACCCTTTAAACTATTACCATCCCACCACATCTCTTTAATATTATGAGAAGCATTTTGCAAATTAACTACCGAACTTTCTGGATGATCTAATTCACCTAAAGCTCTGCTCTCTCTTATAAAATTTGTAATATATTTTTTAGCTTCACGAACTAAAGTATCTTTTGGATAAATTCTACCATTCTGATTTTTAGATTCTGCGCGTTGTAAAATACCAGTAACTACTAATTTCCCATTATTTTCCTTCATAGATTCAGTAATTTGTGCTGGACTGACTTCAAATGGTAAATAATCTACTAAGAGCTGTCTATTCATATTTAACTCCTCATCCTTATAATTTCTTCTCTAATTTCGGCTAACTTTTTTATAAGACTATCAATCTTTTTAATTGCATTTAGCTTATCATTGCGCCAAACGTTTTTTAACCACAATTTTTCTTTCCGTATACTATCTAATAATTTATACGCAACGGAAAATCTTTCTTTTTCCCAATGTTTGCTCATTTGAAAACTTAAAATTAATATAAATTAGCTATTGCTTTTGATAATTTAACCAATCTCTCATTTATTTTAGTCAAAGCCGTATGAGTAGTTTTCCAATAATCTGTAGACCCAACTTTGAGTTCTTTCTTCAAACGAACATTCATTTTTACAGTTTTTTCCAGCCCACTAAGAGAATTTTTAACTTCCCTAACTGATAAACCAATTTTTTGTTTTGGAGTTAAACTCTCATCATTTCTCCAATCATGATATCTTCCCTCTTTAAGCATAGGTGTTGGTTTGTGAGCTCTTTTGTTATCAAAATTTTTGTGAGGATGTTCTTTTACTGTCTGAAATGTAGTTCCGACATTAGGATTCTGGTGTCCTTCTTGATATCCACTTTCTTTATCTTCATCATCCTTTTTCTTCTTTTTAAAAGCATGTGGTGTTTTGGGTGGACCTGCACCACCATCAATATTTCCAGTCATTGAGGCTTCTTTAAGTTCCCTCATAATTAATTCACGGATCATTTCTCTTAATTTATCTATATTAACAGACATTTTTTAGCTCCTTAATCAATTCATAATATCTCATAAGAGTTACTACTTGTTTATCTTTTACAATTCTACCCTTATTTACTGATTCCAATTGATTTATAGCCTCTTTCAATTTAATCTTAGTTACTTGATCATTTATTTTAGGTATAAACCTGCTTAAAATACCTCTCAATTTGATTGTTTCATTTTCAATAAACTCTTTAAGAGAATTTGTGTTAGAAATATTATTAATATATTCCCGTAACAAATTTTTCTGTTCCTCATTTAAACTTTTGTACTTTTTATTAAATCTTTCTACTAAAATTTCATATGCCAAAAGTCTTAAATCTTTTTCTTGCTTCTTATAATTACTAACAGTTGTTTTACTTACCTTTTTCGGTGCAATTCCCTCTCTAACCAAATGATTTACTACAGTATACCGATTATCAATTTGTTCTGTTGGATCGAATGTTTCTTCCGCACTTTCAGATAAAAATAATTTATAAATTGATGCATGTAATTTATAATTTGGAATTCTTGCTCTAAAAAAATCTTCTACATTAATAAAATTGTCCTTTATTTCCTTAATAAGATTATATTTTTCTCTGCGTAAAGAAGAATTTACTAACTTTTGTCTAGATTGAACAACTGCATCCACCAATCTATTAGCTTTTTCCTCAGACCCATAGTTCTCAGCAATCAATATTTCATATAATTGCTTTTCTTTCCCCAATTGAGTCTTATCATTGAAATATTTTTTTAAAATATTAACAGCTTTTGAATTTTTTCCATTCAAAACATCTGCCGTAATCTGTCGTGTTAACAGTTCAAATAAAATTCCAGTATTTTTGATTTTGGAATGCTTAAGTTTTCGAGCCATCTTGTTACTCCATTTTCCATAAATAAATTATGTTGTAATTAGTCAATTATAAATATATAGATATTCAGTTTTCGTTTGAAGTATCACTTCTATTATTTGACACTTCTTCCTTATATTCTGCTTCTACATCCATTGTCTCTGCTAAAAGTTGTTTATCTTTCTTATTTACATTCTTATCCATTTGTGTTGTCAAAGAATCATAATGAGCAAGAGCAACACCATACTTTTTACTTGCAGCAAAAGCCTTTCTTTTATCATGAGCACCTAAAGGATCTCTTCCTCGAGCACTACCATCTTTTCCATATTTTGGACCTTCTTTCGGTCTTCCACCAATACCTTTTCTATCAATACCATCACCATCTGAAGGAATATCCAAATCTAATTCCCTTCCAGTTCTTGCAGATCCTCCCTGAGTAATTTCTGCAGCAGCAACTGGAATTGATGCAAGATCAACAGGAGTACCTATTGCTTGAGCACTTCTTACTGGATCATTTCCTTCTTGTTCTATTTGATCATATCTAAACCTTCTCTTTTGATCTGTAAGTAATCCTAATCTAACAGCCTGCTTTTGTTCCTGAGTAAAATTAAAGATATTATCATAAATCCAATCTGTATCCATCATTTTATTATCTTTCATATCATTTGCTAATGTTACCTTAGAATTCCACAACTCAACTTTTTCTTGTTCATATATTGTAGATGGATTTGTTAACTCTAATTCAAAGTTTACTAAATCTGCATCCCTAAATCCCTGTGCGTATAAATGAACAATAGCAATCTTTGTTAATTCACTTACGGTAATTCTTTGGATTCTTTCAATCGTTCTTGCAAACCTTACATCTTCAGCTGCTAACGTAGCTTTACTACCAACTGCTTCTTCATAACCAAGATATGCTTTTGGAATTCTAAGAGCAGCTAACATTTTTTCTTTTAAATAATCAATATCTTCTATAGCATTATATTCCATTCCACTTAAAGTATCAATACCTGTTCCACTATCACCACCACGAACTGGTAAGAAAAAATCTTCAGTTAAATTTTGAATATTATACTTTAAATTATATTCACCAGTATCCTTATCTATAACAGGAGCCTTTTTCATCTTATTAACTATCTGTTGCATATAATTGTCAACTTCACCTGGTGGAATATTACCAATATCTATACTAAAAATTCGTTTTTCTGGAGCCCTCATAATACGATGAATCAGCATAGCATCTTCCATCAACATCAATTGTTTCCAAACCTTACGAGCACCTTCTAATTGAGAGCGACCATATGGAATAAAATTAGTATCTGATAACAATCTAAAATGTGCCATCTCATAATTTTCAAATTCATTTGTTTCTCCTGGAGACATAGACTGTGCTACTGATCCTCTCTCTGCTTCCATTACAAACTTTACATAATGTGGATTTTCTGGATCCTCACCTTCCACTCGAGTTACATCAAAAACAGAAAGTGGTATGACATTATGAATACCATATTCTTCAGATATTTCTAATTGTAAAAAGAAATCACCATACTTACACATATTACGAATCCAAGGCCATAAATTAAATTCAAGATTTAATATCTCATAAAAAAGATTATTTAAAATATCATGAACATTATGATCTTCTGTTTTTACCGCTAATACTTTTCCGTATTCCGACTTCATTGAAGATTCATCTGCGTATATATCTAATGCAGAAGATATAATTGGATCTGCATCCATAGAATCATAATCTTTAAATAATCCCAATCTTTGAGTCTGTTTATATGCTGCTTCAGATTGATATCCTGTATTTACATTTGAATATAACCTTGTAAACCTATCTGTAAGATACCGTCTAGCAATAGATTGTGCCTTTTCTGTATCTGCAACCTTTAACTTTCTTCCACCTACATGTCTAACAATGACATTAGTTGAAAAAAGTCTTTTTAATCTACTATATAGATCTGTTTGTGCCATTTTTTACCTCTTTATTTTATTAACCAAGTTAAATCTTCTTTTTTGCCATCAATTTCCCAATCCCATCCAATATCTTGATGATCAGATGGTGTATAAACGGGTTCTGACATACCCATTTTATCTAAAGTTTTCTTTTGCAATTCAATTCCTTCTGCTCTAAGTCTTAATGCCGTATCTCTTATCCATAATCCTATTGCCAAACTTATAACCAAGTCATCATTATATCCCCTCATAGCTTCTGCACGTTGATTATGATATATAAATACAAATAATTCATCTATTAACCTCTGAGAATTTATCTTAATAGATTTATCTCTAAAATATTCCTCTAACTTAGCAATCACCAATGGTCTTGTCTTCATTGTCATACTAAATCCTGGAATCATATTGCGTTCTATATTTCTATACTTATTTGTAAGTTGATGTTGTACATCAACATATTGTAAATCTTTTGAAGTATAAAAGAGATTTTGATATTCTCTATCCAAAATAGTTTGTATTGCCGCCCAACCAATATTGTTATTTTCAATAACTAATAATGCATTATTATATTCAGTAGCAACATTAAAGCACAAATTTCCAAAATCTCTTGTAGATACTTTACCTTTATATTCTGCAACTTGTTCTACTTCCTCTATATCAATAACATGAAACGCAGAAAAGTCTGTTCCATCACCCCTTGAAACATCAGCACATAAAATATAATCTCTTGTATAATTTGGCTGTTTCCAAATCCATAAATTTCCATCAACACCTCTCTTCTCTACAGCTTCTTCTACAATTGTATTTTGATATTCCTCTAAAATCTTACCATCTATTACAGTTTGACCAGAAGTTATAAAATCACAATCACATTCTTGAGCTGCCATCGAAGGACCTAACAACTTATCTTGTTCATCTCTCCATTCTTGTTCTCTGTCTGGATGAACAGACCAATGCAATCTTATAAAATTAAAATCATTTATTCCTTCTTCAGCCTCAACCCAAGTTTTGTGAAACCAATTACCAACACCATTTGGTGTAGAAAGTACTAAACAATTACCACCAGTAGCCAATGTTTGTTGTGCGGATGCCCAAATAGAATCTATCTTTTCAATAAATGCTGCCTCATCCAATACCAACAATGACAATGCTTCAGAACGACCAGCTTCTTCTTTACTTGATATAGCTTTTACTTGAGAACCATTCTTATATCTTAATGATAATTTATTAT